CTTAATGAAAAGTCTTGGCCCATAGCTACAACAAGCTTTTTAAGGCTAGACATTGATGATGTAACAACTTCAATACCTGTTGATGGTGAAACAGATTACTCAACTACTTTTGCCGTTCGTATAGGCGACGAGTTTTTAGAGATATTAAGTGTAACCGACAACCTATCACCTACAGCATCATTAAACGTAAATACTAGGGGTGGTGATTTATTCGGTCCAACTTCTGCCGTATTACTAACACAAACAGAGGCCGATGCTCATAACTCTGGTGACGAAGTATTTTTATGTGATTTGTCAGATGATGAGACAATTGATTCTTTTTTAACTAGGGTGCTTGTAGCTTCTGACTTTGATGTATCACTAATACCAGCGGCAGAATGGGCGGCAGAGGTTGCAGAGTGGCATTCAAACGATAAGATAAATACATTACATTCTGAAACAGAAAGTGTTAACACAGTATTAAATAGAGTACTAACAGGTTTCTTAATGGACTTGTGGTTTTCTACTACTGAAAATTTAGCTAAGTTATCCGCTATTAGCGTATGGAAAGAATCAACAGCGCTATTAGTTGAAGGTAAGCAGATAAACGCGTATACAATAAAGAAAACACCTAATGAAGACATAAGAGCTACTAGGGCTTTAATTGTATATGATAAAAAGAATTTAGCTTCCAGCGATGACGCGGCATTTTACAATAAAGCATCACAATTTTCTGATGATTCTATAATTGGTGAGCAGTTCTTTGTTAAGCATAAAGATAAATTATTTAATAACAACTTTTTATTAAGTAAAGATGCTGCTGATTTATTAGTTCAACGATATGTTAGCCGGTTTAAATTTACACCTTTTACACGCTCATTTACTGCTGATGAAAGATTTTTAACATTTAATACGGGTGATGTTGTTGATTTAAATACCACTGTTGATGAAGGTATAGACGGTTTACTCTCTGGCAACATTAGAGGTCAAATTCTAAAAATTAAACCTAAGTACGGTAAGGATGGTCGGTCTTACGAAGTTAGAGCAATGACCTATGAAGCTGCATTTTCTGCTGGTAGTGAGATAATATTAAACTCACCACTAGGCAGTGTTAATTTATTTATTCTTGCAGGCGCACCAAGTCAACCAATAGACTTAACATTTGTTTTAGATGGCACTTACTCACAAGGCGCTACAGCTATACGGGCCGGTGGTTTTGCTAGTGGTTCTAGTTTAATTATTATCATGGTTAATGGCTTTGATGGTCAAGCTGATGGTGGTAATGGTGGTCAAGGTAGAGATTTAATCACAGACACACCAGTGGGTGATGGTACAGATGCCGGTTTAGTTTATGATGCCCAAGGAATAGATACTGATATATACTTTAGTGGCGCAACACCTTCTGCCGCGTTTCCTGTTGCTGATGGATTCATTAGAGCGCCTAGCGGTGGTAGTGGTGGATTTGATTCAATAGAACCTGAAAGCCCAGGAAATGGTGGTAATGGTGGTGATGGTAGAGTTCCAGGTACAGGTGGACAAAGTTTTGATGCTGCCGGTTCTAATGGTGAGATTGACGGTTCAGGTTCAGGCTGGGGTGTTGATGGCGCAGATAATGACGGTAACAAAGGGTTAAAGGGTTCTGGTATAATAGATAACGGGGCAACAGTTATATTGTTTGGTGATACGCCAGCAAGATACATAAACGGTGCAGGAGATCATCCATAATGAAAACTTATAATAATAGTGTTGTATTAAGAAATGATGGAACAGACCCATCTAGCCAAAAAGACGATCTTAATGCAGGTATATTAAAAACAATTACTGTAAAAATTGCCAGCCTACCAACCCCAGGATTAGGCGCTAATGCGTCTATATTTGATATAAACTCAGGAGCAATCCCAAACCCAACAACCACCGACGACAAAGGTAATTATGCCTTTAAAGTATCTGATGGAAGTTATGATATAGTTATCGAGGCAGGAACGGCAAACGAAACAATAATACCTTCTGTTGAAATATCTGATTCTGTATCACTTGAGCATGTAATACCATTTGGCGAGTTGATTGAAGCTGTAATATCAATTGACCCATTAGAAATTTTTGAAGGTGCAGCATTAAACATAAAAGAGCGATCAACCGGTAACGGTGGGGGTGCAATGTGGGATGTTGTTCTAGCATCTGGCGTAACACCTAACACTTTTGAGGTTGTTCAGTGTACTGGCATTGCTACTTTAGCTTTGGTATTGCGCGATGAGGGCGAAGTTAATTGGCCCAAGTTTGGCTGTATCGGTGATGGAGTAACAGACACATCAACATCAGTACAAAACGCTATCAACTATTCAGTAACTAACGGCTTACCCAATAAAATGGGTGTTGGCACTTATCTTTGCTTAACTAAAATTGAAATGATATCCAGTGATAAAATTGTAATTATTGGCGAAGGTAGCCAACTATCAGCCATCAAAGGACCAACAAACACAAATACTGTTGCCGGTGTAGCTTTACGCTTATTTAATTGTGATGATGTTACTCTTGTTGGCTTTACTGTTGACGGCAATAGACAAGGTAGCGAAACTCAAATCTCTGGTAGTGCTAGACCTGTTGTTATAATCGAGGGTGATGTTTCAAGTTCAGCCGCTAAAAACTTGGTTATGGATGACGTATTAATTAAGAATGGTGGCTATCATGGAATAAGAGTTAGCCATTATATAAATCTACTTGTTTCAGGCTGTAAAACTTCTGATGTTTACGGTAATGGATTTGTTGGAACTGGTGTTCAAAATGTTATTGTTGATAATTACCTATCACAAGATTGTGGTAACTTACTAGCTTCTGGTTCACGCTCTGGTAGCGGAATGATTATAAACGGTCGAGGCACATCAACACAGCCAATTCAAAACCTAACTATTAACAATGTAGTTATTCAGAATGCTACGGATTCAGGGCTTTATGTTGGTGACGGTGAAACACAAGGAAATTCTAGAGCAGCAATAAGCAATGTAGTTGTTGATCAAAGTGGTAAAGCTGGTGTTAAATATGAATCAGGCTTTAGCAACGCAACAATGAATAATATAATTGTACGCAGAGCAGGAAATGACGCGTTCAGAGTCGATGGTAGTAAAGTGTCATGTTCTAACATAATCATTACAGAAACCGGTTTTGATTGGATTGGCGCAGACTATGACGGTATCGGTATTGGTACTATGCTTAACTTTGACCCTCAAGGCTGTAGTTTAGAGGGTGACGACATAAGTGTGACCAATCTACATGTTGACGGTGTAATATCCTCTCCTTTTGATGGTTCAGGTGGTCAAGCATTAAGCCTAAGAAATACCGCACGATGCAGAGTTACCGCCACACTGATGAATTCAGATAACACAGGCTGTCTTGTTAATGGTGCGCCTGATTCAGAGTTAAAGCTACTTATTAGAGATGTAGCTAAAACAGTAGCAGGAACAACAGCGGGTATAACAATTGGCTCATTCGCTGCTTTAAATTCAAACGTCATACTAGAACTTGATTCGCGTGACGAACAAGGCACTAAAACGATGGATTATGCTTTTAGGGTATTTGATGATCAAACCGTTATCCTAAGAAATTCCAGAGTAATACCATCAGACCATGATATAGGTGATTTTACCGTTGGTTCAAATGTTGTATTTATACCTCAAGAAAACCTAGTCACAGCTATCGAGGGAACTATTGCAGGGGTAACAGGTACACAACCTAACGTTGGTATACAAAAAACTGTAATTATGACCAATGGCGGTGCAGCTAACATTCTAGGCTTTAGTGGCGCACCCTTTATTGGGCAAGTAGTTAAAGCAATTAGTGGTGATGGCAATCAAACCATGAAACATAACGATGCAGGAGGCACTAATAAACTCTTTAACAAATCAGGTGCTGACGTTGTTATGGCTGTTAATCAGGGTATAACATACGTTTACACTGCTACTAATATATGGTCAGAGGTTTAGTATCACAAATAGGGGTTATTCACATAGCCCCTTTAATTAATAATCTATACCTTGCAACCTAGCCATCCAAAATAAGCAGCTGATCGGGTATCTTCATTGCTTCTACCTGTCCATCCAGTAACCTTTTCAAACTGTGCTTTGTCCTTTTTCCACACCTTAGATATTTTATGCTTAACAACCTTAATATCTTTTTTATAACCTAGCCATCTTTCTAACTCAATTTGAGCTTGTTTACACATGCCAATATGTTGAGCTATTTTCAATTTAACATGAATATTACCTTTGCCATCTCTAGCACCAAATGCGGCACTAACACCGTTAACATCCTCAATATGGACTTCTATAATATTTGCAGGGTTATTTTCAATGACTGAAATACCTTTAAGTAATGTCATTAAGTCATTTGACTCTAAGGCTACTAGTTCACCATCGTTATATACTGCAACACCGTGTGCTTTACTGTCTGGATCAATACCAATTATAATTTTAGACATAATAAACCTTTATCAATTAATTTTTGTTGAGTTCTTTCAAGCGCTGTTAGCTTTGCATCGTCTACCATTTCCCAACCATACAAAGGTTGCTTTCTACCATCTATTACATCATG